GTAGTTTGTTCAAGGTTTAACTAATTGTCTTTTTAGCAGCAATCAAGTAATGATAATCACCAAACTTCATGGTTAAGAAGAGCTTACCATTTCGAATCACTCGAGAGTAAATCTTTTCTCCATTGACTACTTGACCATTGTTTAAGGTAATCCTTTCTCTTGGTAGAGCTGAGGTTTCGGTCATCTCCTCTGCGATATGCAGCATTTCCTGAATCTTAATACTCCACTTCTGTGTCGTAACATCTTGATAGTTAAAGTCAGTAGAAGTAGAAGGTACATCAATGTAGTCAGGGAAGACATCGGTAATATGGAACTTATTATCCTTATTCTCAGGAGAACCACAGGTGATGGCTGCAATGCTTCTGTAATAGAGAGAAGTAATCTGCATGTGCTCCTTAATGTGTTCTTCACTCATGTCAGTCATGAAGGGAATAGCATACTTAGGTAAAGCATCCTTATACCGTACAAAAGGAGAATAGAGGGAAGCTTTAGACTTAATCTTATTCTCATTACTGAATACATCCCACTGAGGCACGATGATGAACTCACTGCGGGTAAAGATTTCTGGGAAGATGCGTTTCCATTCATCTCGATTGTGCTTAGACTTACTGAGAATCTCTGCTTGTAGCTTCTCTTTAATGGCATCAATGTTATCCCCTGCATCACCCCAAATCAGGATGTACCAGTTGGTATCCAATTCAGGATTACCAGAAACAGGGTTATGCCACTTGAAGATATCTAATCTAAACACCGTAACAGGCGAATGGGCTTTCTTAGCATTAGCCTTTTTAGTCAATAAGTCCACAGGTGTCTTAGCCAGTTCCTTCTCTACCTCACTTCTGGTAGAGAAGAAAATGTCTATTTTATCTACCGGAGGCACCACTTCAATTTCAAATTGGTCGTATTCACTCTGGAAAGAGGCATCACTAAACCACAAGTGAAAGTGATTGCCTTCTAAGTCTTCCCACACGACATACTGGGGACAATAGTATTCACCATCGTTGACAATCTCGCCTACTTGAAAGTGCTGAGACGTAGTGCGGTGTAAGTCCAATAGCTTATTCTTCAGTTCGTCTTTGTAGATTTCTCTTGCAGAGGAAGTCAGGTAATCGTAGACAGACTTAGCGATATCCAATACGTAGTTTACCTTCTCTACTGGTACAGCGATTTCGTTATTGTTCTCACGGTAAGAAAATAATACCAGACCGATAGATTTATCAGTGTTATGTGAGTATAGCTGTACGTCTTTTTCGTAGGTTCTGCTTTCCGTGGAAATCTCACCGAAAGTATGCTCGACTAGACGGGTATTAGTCGTGAATAGACTATGCGTAGCAAAAGCTTTTAAAGATGTTGACATAATGAAATTTTTCCTTTATACTAAGGGGGAATACAAAACACGGTAAGGAAATACTGAAGATGCTTAGTATCTTTAACATCATTCGGGGGTTTATCTGGGAATGGTTTATGGGTAGTGGCGTCTCCTTTAAGGACGCCCTAAAACATCATAAATCCAAACTAATTATGCTCGTCATCCTGACGATTTCTTTATGTTTAAATAAGGTTTTATACGACAGAGCTTCCCTGTGGAGAGACGCCTTTCGTACCCTAGAAACCAGGCAGAAAGAGTATAAAGAAAGAATCGAATTATTGGAGGAGAGCAACCAGAAGCTCATTGCTCACTTAGGCGAGCTACCCCCAGTAGAGAACACACCCGAAACAGTAAAAGAAGTAGCCAATAAGATTGTAGAAGACAGGAATGCAAAGAGAGAAGAAGTACTCAATGCTTCCGATACCAAGAGAGCCGCTTCCGAAGCTTATGGAAGAGACCCTGAGAAAATACCTCTACCCAATAAGAGAAATTAGAACACCACCATCAAGAGAATTCTACTCACCGTTTTATCTAAGCTACCTCGATTAAATTTGATATTACGATACACTGGATACCCCTGCTTTTCAGTGGGGGTATCCAGTATTGATTTATTGTTATTTTCTATTACATTCTATTGATTTATCAATTACTTTAAGGAGCCACTCGTGTCTTATATTGGCAGCGGCATGGTTATCTACTGCGATGGCGGTAACTTCAGGGAAAACCCTGGTCCCTATGGCTGTGGATTACATTGGTATACGTATTCGAATAAGCCTTATGCTAAATTCCCCATTAATGGTCTCTTCCCGACTACCTTAGGTTATTGGGAAGGTAAGAAACCAGAGACTGAAGGCATTAAAGAATTCCCTACTGTAAACTCAGTAGAAGAATTCAGAAACACCTTCATTCGTATTCAAGACGGTAAGAAGGTATTAAACGATAAACCTTACTTGGTCTTTATTGAGAAAATGAAGGAATACTCCCGTGGGTTCCCTACTCCAGGCAGTAACAATCTGGCTGAATTAGAAGCCATGAAGAAAGCCTTAGCCATTATCTTAGAAGAGAAAGTGGATTTCACTCTACTCTACTGCGATTCCCAATACGTATTAGGGGGGTTGAAGCAAGTGGATAAATGGGCTAGAGAGAACTGGATAAACTCTACTGGTAAACCTTTATCCAATAAAGAGCAGTGGCTAGACATCCATTACCTACTCCAACAGATTCGAGAGCAGAAACTACACTTTGCCCCCCAATGGATTAAAGGCCATGGTGATGCGAAAGCAGACAAACGCACTCTGTCTAATATTGCCAATGTGTTTGCTGATAAGATGGCTACCATCGCTGCTAATCTGGCTAATAACCTCAAGTACCAGGTAGACCTCACCCAAACCCAAGGTATTCTAGAGAACGATATTACCCTAGAAGACCTAGCAAAAGAGAAGAAACCACCCAAACCTCACCCCTTACTCTCGAATAAAAGGATGTATCTCTCTTATCAAGGACGAGAGGATAAGAACCTCTTCTTCTTAGGTAATCCAGGTAGTATTACTGCCCCTAAGAAACTCATCAACGGAGTGGAGAAGAAACTGCCTATCGACCTCTATACCGGAAAGATGATAGCTGATACCCAAATCGCTATCCTCTACCTAGAGGGTGGTGACCCAATAGTCAACATGATAGAAGAAGTACAAGACATCTGGTTAAAGCAGCACTATCAGCACAATAACCTAATCTACTGCTTACAGATGGACAATATTACCTCTTCTAAGGTATACAGTGCTCTACACAAGTACGGTAAGTATTACCTCTGTCGTCCTAAAGGGGTACCTAATCTAGAAACCATAGACGGTAAAGGCTTAACCTATGTCAATGACCCCATCTATCTAGCCATGAGGAATATTGACCAAATCATGGAACTAAACCATGTTTTGTCTCATTATACCAATAAAGCTGAACACATTAGGGAGATTGACTTAACTGAATACTTCTATACCACTAAGGAAATGACAGTAGAGAAGGATAGCTCACCTGGTAAACCAGGCTCACTGTTCTCTGGCGAGAGTATTCAGGGTAATGAGAAACAGAAAGTCGCTTTAGGTAAGTCTTTATTGAAAACTCTAGGTACGGATGTGATTTCCATTAAACCTAAGATTCAGTTCGACAATGGAATCGAAAAAGAGATTACCTTAAGCTTTGGTGTAGACCTTCCATTACGTAATCAGTTTAAACAGATTGAAGATGAAATGCCTTTAGTGAAACTCTTACTTTGGCATGAATCAGGAGCGGTTTATCGCTATGCTGTCTTTATAGCGATGCATGAGAAGCTAGACAGCAATACTGTGAGACTGAAGAATTACATGATTGTTCGAGGTACCTATTCGTCTCAATTCCTGGCTGAATAGTTATTTTAATATTCAGTTTGTCTTTCATCCCAATGCTAATCCTGAGGAGTTAAGATCATGGGTAACCAATCTTATTTTCTTCGCTTTAGCTACTGGTTAGCCGATAAAATCTTTCCTGAAAGAATGATTCGGATTCTGTTTCTCTCCTCGCTATATAGCAGGCTATTTAAAGTAGAGGTTTTGGAAGATGGTATTTTCCACAAAGTCAATGAGATTTTATCTGTCTGTGAAACCGATTCAGCCTTAGGCGTAGGCATGAAACTGAACCGAGTATTCTGGGATAATGTCGAATTGGGTGTCGTTGAGACCCAATTGATTGACGGCAAAATCCAGATAGGTAAAGAGACTAAAGAGAAGATCATTCGTGAAATCATTGCTAAGACACCCCGCTGGTTGCGCTACAGTAAAGAAGAGATGCAAAAAGACGTGGGACGCTTAGTAGACAATCGAATGAAATTACAACTGTCTGTTGCTTAAATAGCAGTATACTACTCTACCTACTACCTCACTTAGGGGTAGTAGGTAGAGTGTACTATCTATTCTGTTTGCCATTTAATCGAAATGATTAGTCTATTCTGAATTAAGAAACTGACTAGAGGTTTCATCAGTGAAAATCATCAAACTCATCCTTCGAGGGTGTTATCGTTTAGAGCTCTCCTCGATTACAGAAATCGAAATCGATTTTACCAAGATAGGTAATGTCTTATCCATTATCGGTACCAATGGTAGCGGTAAGTCTTCTTTATTACATTACCTCTCTCCTCTACCTGCCGATAAGGTAGACTTTACTAAAAACGGATATAAGGAAATCGTCATTGAGCACTTAGGTAATACCTATAAACTCATTAACGATTTTAAGGAGAACAAACACTCCTTTATTGACTTGACCACCAATGAAGAACTCAATATCGGTGGTACGATTACCTACCAGACTCAGTTAGTGAAAGATTACTTTAACTACACTAAGGAAATCCATGCCTTATTAACCGATAAGGAATACCTCACTCGTCTCTCTCCACAAAAGAGAAAAGAGTGGTTTACCTTATTGTGCGATACGGATTACACTTACGCTTTCTCGGTATTTAATAAAGCCAAGGAAAGACTAAGGGATACCGTAGGGGCATTGAAGAAAACCAAACAGCAATTAGTCTCTGTCTCTCAAGGTAATCTCGAGAGTGAAGACCTAATGGCGATTAATAAGACTATTCGGGATAAAGAGGAAGAAATAGAATATTTAAACAATCTGGTTTCCTTCTCTCCCGAGATGAATGACCCAGATTACCTAGAGGACTTAATCCGTCAGCAAGGTAAGAATAACCAGGAATTAGTCAAGTGGTCTAAAGACCTCTACCAAACCAGTAAAGAAGTCTATAAGCAATATATTCGTCCTGAAGACTTACAAGACATTCTCAAGAACATCGAACACTATAAACACGAGAGCTATTCTCACTCGAATCGATACCGTACTGTTTTAGAGTCTTATACCGAAACAGAAAACAAGCTCTTAGAGATTAATCAGTTAAGGTCCACTAGTTTAGAAGACCTATTGAAATCCCAAACTGAATTACAAGCAGAAATTGAGGGATTTGAGATCGATAAGCACATTGATAGATTAGAGTATCCAGAATCGCTTCTAAAGCAGCTAAACGCTCAATACAGCGAGATTAACCGCTACATTGAGGAATCCCTTAAGATAGAGAGTGAAACGCTCTCCTATCGCCTATTAAAGCAATTCCAAGAGGAAATCGATACTCTTAATCATTCCGTAAACCAATCCAATGTCAAGATAGCGAAAATCACTGAAAGAATCCACTCGATTAAAGAGAAGGAAAGACAAGCTAAAGTAGAATGTCCGAATTGTCACCATGAATTCCATTTAGGTTATTCTAAAGAAGCTTTAGAGAAACTCAATCTCTCCTTAACTGAAGAGAAAGAGAAACTCTCTACTTTAACCCAATCTTTAAAAGAGAAGCAATCTATAGCGACTACTTTAAATCGAGATATTGAAGTACTGAAACAGCTCTTAACCCTACTCTCTTCTTTCAATGGTTTATTCTCTCCTCTAATCCAAGAGATTAAAGAGAGGAAACTCTACCAGAACGGTAGTTACCTCTATTCCTGCATTGATCAAGTCAGACAGGGATTAAAGGATAAAGTTAAGAAGAATGAGCTACTCTTACAGCTAAAAGAGATTGAAGAGAAGATTAAGAACCTCAATGGAGTGGATGAGAAGTATAGACTCTCCTTAGAAGAGACTCTAGTGAAACTCGAGAAAGAGTCATTAGACTTAAAAGAGAAGCTAGCTCACTTTGAGAGAAGACAGAAAGTCTTAGAGGATAAGCTACACTGCTATCAGGTTTACGATGACTATAGACGTCATGTAACGGATAAGGTAGCAGAGCAAGAGAAGATAAACTTCAAGATTATCGAGAAAGACCTCTACGATACCGTACATCGGATCGTAGTGAATCTTAGAGAGGAAATAGCTCTACTCTCTAAGAAACAGATTAGTCTAGCCGGTAAGCAGAAGCAAATTGAATTATTAGAGACAACAGTGAAATCTCTAGAAGAGGAAAGAGTCGTTTTCCAAGCCATTATCGAAGCCCTCAATCCTCAAGATGGTTTAATTGCAGAAGGCTTATTGGGTTATATTAAAATCTTCTTAGCTCGATTAAACGGTTTCATTGCCTCTATCTGGTCTTATCCATTGATTGTTCATCCCTCTAAGGTAGAGACAGGAGAGGAGCTCTCTTATCGGTTCCCGATTACCGTAGGGCATTCTAATCACCTGAAACCTGATGTTTCACTAGGGAGTGATGGTATCCGTGAAATCATTAACCTAGCCTTCAAGTTCATGGTGATGAAGTCTCTAAAGCTAGATAATTACCCACTCTACTTAGATGAACCAGGCAGAACCTTCGATGCCAAACATCGAGAAAACGTGATTAAGTTAATTGAAAGGCTAGCAGAGGAATTCCCTGATAACCAAATCTTCTTAATCTCCCACTCCTTCATGGAGTATTCCGTACTCTCCGATATCGTGTATTGTGTTATTAGCGAGGATAACATTGTGTTACCTCCTTCTAATATAAACGTTGGAATTAGTATCACTAGACAATGAAATGAGTGAAGAGCTGTTCCTATCGACAGATAGGGTTAGCGATGAACTAGTAAAGGAAACCAAACATGCAAGAATGGCAAAATAGATCCCAACAAGTAGGGGACCAAGTCCTCTTCGATAACCAAATGATGGCAGAATTCGCTGCTGTTCGTAAAGAACTCACCAGTGCACTCTCTAGAGTGGATAAACTCGAAGAGATGTTAAAGAGCACTACTTTACAATTGATTGCTTATCGTACGGTAATTGAAACCTTACAAGAGGTACAACAAGTACAGAACCAAGCAGTAGAAGAACCCGTATTAGAGCCTCATGTACACCCTAATGAAGAGACTACCGTCACTGGTTATTCTAACTACCCTTACCCTACTCACGTACCTACGGTAACGGTGATTGAAGAAGAACCAGAATTACCAGTCAGGGTAGAGTTAGCAGTAGAAGAGAATAAGAAAGCTTATAACCTAGAGGAAGAAGTACAACCAACTAAACCTACTCCTCTTGCTAAAGAAGACAATAAGTAATACCCAATGAAGCTACTCTACTACCCTAGAGATGGGTAGTAGAGTAGTGTTCTATTATCATTTTAGTTCGTACTGTAAACAGCACTCACTTTACTACGTAGCACTGTTTTATAAAGTAGATTACCCAGTCTTTATACAAAGAATAGCGATTACTCGCTTATAGAGCGTGCTATAGAGCGATTAACAGTATAAGGTAAGCTACCCTACTATACTCACTCTAATCTCAATCTATGCTCAATTTAGAGCATATAGCTATTATCCCTATCTAACCTTCCTCTCTATACTGCTATGAATTTTCCCCTATACTCTTAAAGGAAACCTATAATGGGTGTTTTACTGAATCTCGAAGAAATGAGACATTGTAAGAAGGAGCAAAGCGAATGAGTACAATGTTAAATCTTGAAAAAATGAAGGAAAGAACGAAGAGGTATAACCGATGAGTACTTTACTGAATAATCCCACTGTGGGTAGTAGAGGTCTCTGGAAGCTCAATAATCCCTTCCATAACCTACTCCCAGTCAATACCCCCCTAACCTGTACTGCTATCTCTAATTACGGACAATTAATCAACATGGGTACCGATGTCCTCGCTACCTATTACCGTAAATACAGCTTAGCAGACTCTCTCTTCCAAGAACACATGGATAAAGAAGGTAGGATTATCTTCTTAAAGACAGACTCGGGTACTGTTTATTCCTTCCCTCTCCACTACCTAGAATCCTACCCTATTGGTACGGGTGTAGCCTACGTCACCATGGGTATTGGTATTCGTTTAGGTGCTCTACCTAAAGATGAGAATATTGAAGCCTTAATCGAGCAATTCCAAGAATTAGCTAATCTACAATTAGGTGTCGATATTCAAGCAGAATCCATGGTCTTATCCGACATTTACATTGTCGATAACGTAGACCATGAAAGAATCAAGAATGTCAGGAAAGAGAAGAAGAAAGAAAAGAAACCTACCTTAGAGCGATTATTAGAATTAACCAATACTGGAGAAGGGATTAAGACTAAACTGAGAATCGCTGAAGAGAAGGTAATTGAATACTACAACAAGATTCAAGAATTAGAGAATGAGATTAAGAGGTTAAAAGGACAACCTTAAAGAAAGCAATATAGACACTACTACTCTACTCTCCATTACGGGGAGTAGAGTAGTATTCAATTCAATAATCAATAAAGAAAAAGAAGCAAAAAGAAAGGATTTACTCTATCTAGTCTTAGTAGTCTAGTCTATTAGTATTAGTATTGTAATTAGAATAGAGTAGATTAAGAGTAGAGTATTGTAGAGAGTAATATAAATAAATTAATACAGAATAGGTAACTGTTAGGACTATCTATCTATCTATCTTGACGCCTACGGCGTCAGAAACCCATAAACAGCCCTCCTTGCAAGAAGAAACCTTTATACTCTTAAGATTTCTAATTCACTCGTTCGTAGCGTTCAGTCGTTCGTATATTGACATATACTCCGCCTTCACTTCTCACTCCTTCATTGAAATCTAAATCCTATAAAGTCAAAGAAGAAGGTGTAGTTCCCTCTATTCTCCCAATTTGACTTTCATTGATATAACACCTTCTTCAGGTTTTATATTTCTTACTAGATGAAAAGCTAGTGCTAGAAGAGTAGAAATGAGACTGAATACTACTGGAGTGTACTCAATGAGAGAATTTGATATTACTTACGATATTCCCGATACTCGTTTCTACTCCTACTACAAAATCACTAAGAACGGTATCGTGTACGATTGTAAGCTGAATAGAAACGTATTACCTAAAGCAGATAGCAATGGTAGGCTATACGTTGCTTTAAGAGTGAATCGAGATACTAAGATGAAGAAGAAGGTTTATCTAGATGCTTTACTAGCATTTACCTTCTTGAATCCTGGTCGATACGGATTAGACTTTGTAGAAGTAGAATATCGAGATGGTAACCAAAACAACCTATCTCTAGCTAATCTACTCACTCGTTACATGTGCGATACCTATTACCTGGATTTACCGAATAGGGAGATAAAAGATGGATACATCGAATAAGGATTACGTTACCATACCAGATAAACGATTTAGCGATACGTACAAGATATCTAAAGAAGGAGAAGTCGTTATTGGTGGTAGAAACAAGTACAGAACCGTTAGAGGGGCTATTGATAGAAATGGCGATGTGGTCATGAGGCTGCGTCCCTTTTACAATAGCAACATCCGTGAAAGAAAGATGAAGCTCTATCTAGCCGTATTACTGGTCTTTACTTTTAAGAATCCAGATGGCTTAGAGCTAGAACAGATTGGTGTAACCTTTAAGGATGGGAATAAGAGGAATATGGACTTGGATAACCTAGTCCTGTATAAGAACCCTTATTCTACTGTAGATAGTTATCTAGATGTTAAGAACTACCTACAAGAGCCAGCTAAGTGGAAACCCTCTTTTGCTTTGTAAGACAGCATAAACTCACTACTCTCTACTCCTCTAGGTGGGAGTAGAGAGTAGTAGTGTCTATTAGTTTTAGTTTACTAGTGAAGTTCTACGTAGTAAAACGAAACTAGTTTACTAGTGAAGTTACTTTTTCATTAACACTATCCAATGCTACATTCAACATCTTAGTGTTATACACAGCAGCAGACAGTGTTTCCACATTCTCAGCTACTGCAGCAATAGCATTAGCAATCTTCAGCATCAATGGTTTAGAGTAACCTTCTTTAGCTGCTTCCATTAAGTCTTTCACGTAAGTCATGGTGGTTTCAATGTTAGCAATCAGCTTCTTACGATTCACCTGGTTAAGATTATTGTTACACTGACGAGCCACACCGATACATTCTACCAATTCATTACCATTACGGAAGACATCACCAAAAGCACGTGAAGGTACAATGTCATTGGCTACTCTGTGTAATGACCACTCTTTAATCGCATTCTTTACTACCTTGTTCTCTTCTAGGTAATACTTATCATCGAAGAGAGTAGAATCCAGTAGTCCTTTTTCAGTAGAGATTACTCTACCGATGTCACTACGCAGTTTCTCTACCTGACTTTGTAAACCACTGAACAAAGTAGAGAGTTTTAAAGAGACTTCAGTATAGGGTAGGTAATGACCTTTCATGCCTACCGGTACTTCTACTTGGGTATCCAGTAAGTAAGCGTAATTCTTACTCAACTTACTCTTATCCAGTTTACGTACCAGATTCTCATCCAGCTTCAATACACCGTAGTCATTCTTATCCAGAAAACCACTAATAGAGACACGTAGAGTGTTATAGGTGTTTCTAAAGAGATTAGTTAGAGTAGTAGCCAGACCTTCATTCGAGAGATCCATCTCTCTTAGCGTAGAAATATCGCTTCTTAATGCCTCTACAGACAGGGCTACTGAGACATGCCAATCGTTTTTATCCATCACTTCAATTCCTTCTAAATATACTCTGATTTTTAATCGAAAACGAGACATCTAAATTCTATCGGTTCTTCCCAATATCTGAACAAAAAACCGATGCTTTTACATGCTATTTTACCCCATCTAATCATCATTAGACAGAACGGAGTTTTACATGTCTGAATTTTTTCAAATGCCAGCGAAACAGTCCCCATACCTACGGGTAAACTTAAACGTAGGGTGCTTGATGGACATCCCCACTGGCTCACCTGTAAAAGCCATTAATGGCCAATACCTCACCAATGGCGGGCATAATGGCTCCATTATCTTCGTGGGGCCAGGAAACTCATACAAATCCGCCCTAGCCGACTACGTCAATCAAGTCGCTGCCTTCCGAGCACACCACTTAAGTCCTGGACAGAAATACGATACTGAAAACAACACCTATATTCCTGGTCTAGAAGCCAGACTAAGAAGAATCGTTAAACCCAATGAACCTGATTGGTTCGAAGGAGAAAACCCTCGCTGGTTAGTAACAGAAGCATCGCTCTACAAAGGAGACGAGTGGTTTAAGATGGCTAAGGACTGGATGCTTTCTAAGAAGAAACAAGGTGCTTCTTTTAAAGTAGACACTCCGCTAATTAATAAAAATGGTAAAGCCATCAAGATTCTCTTGCCTACATTTGTTAGCATTGACTCCATTTCCATGTTTATTGTAGAAGCTGTTCAAGAGCTTTACGATAAAACCGATTTAGGTGATGCCAAACAAAACATGGTGGCCATGAACTCTGGTCGCTTCAAGAAAAACATGATTGACCAGCTACCAGACTTGTTAGTAGGTACCAATACCTACTTCACCGGTACTGTTCACTATGGTCAAGCTTTTCAATTAGACCCCTATGCCCCACAACACAAACCTTCTCAATATTCCGAAACCGGTAAGAAGTTAAAAGGGGTACCTGAAAACATCATGTTCTTGTCCACTTGCATGTGGCTAATCAAGAACGTAAACAAACTACATTTTAAAACCGATAAGAACGTACAGAAGTACCCATTGAGAGATGCGGGTGAAGATAACAATCCCGATGACTTGAATATCGTTACCATGCAACAGTGGCGGTGTAAAACCGGTCCTTCCGGTTACCACTTGGAAATCATTGTTTCCCAGAAGTATGGTATTTTAGAGAACCTGACCCATTTCCACTTCTTACGCCAGCATGGCATGTACGGTTTAACTGGTGAAATCACCGGTACCGATAACTTTAAAGATGTCTCTTGTATTCTCTTACCTGAAGTAAAACTCTCTCGTACCACTGTACGTAGCCTCTTAGACGAAAATCATCGTCTGTCTCGTGCGATTAGCATTTGTGCTGATATGTTACAGATGTCCCAGTACTGGGCTGAACACCTAAGAGCGATTGATAAACGTCTATTAGAACTCACTCCCGCTACACTGTACGAGAAGGTAAAACAAAACGGTTATTCTTGGGACATGATTCTGGATACCCGTTACTGGTATTCTCTCGATGATACGGCACATGAGCAACTAGAGCTCTCTACTCTGGACATCATGCGAATGGCTTTAGGGACTTATCATCCCTTCTGGTTAGAGAGTGATAAGAAAACCATTAAGAAGAAGTATGCCAAACAAATGGTGAATGCTTCTGAAACGAATAGTCTTATTGAAGACAACACCTCTCGAGCTAAACGAGAAAGTGCTAAATAGTCAATTTTAAGGAACAAATGCAATATGGATACTTTGGATCAAGTAGAGTACGTCGACATTGATAAAGCCAATGAAGAGTACGAAAAGATTACCGGTAAGAAGGAAATTGAAGGTATCGGTATTAAAGACGAATCTCTGGAAGCCTTCATTACTGACCCGAATCTCATCCTGAGAGATGTGAAAGAGCTTTGTGAAAAGCATGAAATCGACTTTGTCGGTATGTTTAATGAAATGGGTTTTAATAAGAATACCTTTAAGGCTCTCCTGGTAAACAAACCCATTACCGAACAGATTTACGTACTCAATCGTGAACTGAATCTCTTGATTTACAAACTCGGTGTCGCTTCAGGTGTTTCTACCCTGAATGCCCGTACTCTATTGGGTGATGTATTACCTTCTAAAGAGTGGTTAGAGTTACTGGATAAAACCATCTTCCCTTACATGAGTGAATATGGTAAAAACGGTAAACTCGATAAAGACTGGTTTGTGAAGAATGAGCAGGGTGATGAGATTGAGGAATTGGCTGAATCTCTCCGAGACCTGGCTACTGTACAAGGTGAATTGGTGAAAGAAGCTGAAAAAGCCAATCAGGCAACTGTTGGTCTTTTTGATGAAGAAGAGAATCTTTCTCTCACTCAAGGTGAAGAAACCGTTAGTGGTGAATTTACTACCGAGGAAGTCAATCAAGCTATTGAGGAAACTCAGCAGAATGGTGAGATTACCGTAGAGGAAGAGACTTCTGTAGAAGAACCTAAACTAATCTAATCGATAGATAGACACACAGTAGTCTGAATGACTACTGTGTGTTTTATTTCTATTTGTATTAGCTTAAGAAGGACAAAGACAAATGAGCCAAATTGAAGCTAGAAAAAAGGCCACCGATTACGCAGTGAAATTGGTGCAAGACATGCTCCCTAAATCGGATAACGGTGAACGTACCCGTAAACGTTTAGAGGCATTAAGTGATAAAGAATTCGAAGAGTTGATGATAAAATTCAAGAATGAAGAGGATTACCTACAAATCATCACTCCGGTAGGGGAAGACGATTACCGTTTGGATATCGATAATCTACAGAATGTAGCCGATAAATACAACATCAACTTCTACCACAGAATCTGGATGTATTCGGATGACGGCTCACGTGAACTCTCTAATAAGAAGTCCATGGTACTGCACCTACCTGTCCGTATTCAGCAACAGATGATTTCTAAGAAAATCTCTATTCCTAAAGACAATAGCCACATTGATTCCTTCACCCTTCAAGCTACTGGTAGTGAATCTAAAGGTGGTCGTATCTCCTATCCTGAGGTAAACAACCTACTCTCCATGGGTTTGATTAAGACCGCTGAGGAAATGATGCACTTTAGGGGTGGTTCTGAGAATGGTAACCGTCTATTAGAGCAATCTATTGTTAAGATGGGACAAGCATCGGCTAATGCATTGAAACCTTATACTGGTCAAGTAGGGGCTAACAAGATGTTACACTCTTACTTAACTGCCATGATGCTTAAGTCTACCTTACTCTATTAGGAGAAATGAATGGAAACCAATTTAGCATTAGAAGACTTTGATTTCAGTGGCTTGAATAAAACCGATAAAGAGAAAGCCAATTACTTGAAAGCCAGTGAGTATCTCACTAACTTAAAGGAAGAAGTGAATGAGTCTCCATTAAAACAAATGGAGTATCGTCTATACGAAGTCTTTGCCCAAATACTCTCTAAGTACAGTGATAAAGACTTAAGTAAAGTCTATAGCAGTATTGATTCCTTGCGTTATCGATACAATCTCATCGATTACCTCAATTACGATACCCTGTCTGAATTGAGTAAGAAACACTTAGGTCCTAGAGGTTTACCAGACTCCCTACTCTCTGTCGTATTACACCAGGTATATTGCCTATACGTAGTACATTACCCCAATGACCTCAATAGCCTTATGGGTAAATTGATAGACGAGCAAAGTAGTGCGGATACCAGTTATTACGAAAAGCTGGTAAGAGATAAAGACAATCGCTGGTTAAGGGTACTCTTAGCTCTAATCTTTACCTTTAAGGAAAACTATCGCTATTGCATCAATAACTTCATTATCTACTACTCCGATTTAAAGGAGTAGTGAATGATAGCGAATGATAAAGAGAAAGCTAAGTCACATGGGATTTTAGTCGATATTGATTGCTTATTCGATACTCGTTTAGCCGTATTAGAATCCATGGATGATATCCTCACGGAAGAGATACTCTTAAACGGATACTTCACTCGTGAAAGAGATGATTTCGACGGAATAGACCTACATGAGTTTAGGAAACGCTATAAAGAGAGAAACCTCAATACCCTCCAGCACTCTAAACCGACTACCCTCTTAGTGAATCTAAGAGATACGGTAGCGAGGTATATCTACAATTCCACTCGAGAAGGTAAGATTAACCGTACTGAGCTTATCTTAAACATCTATCCGTATCAGCTCAATAAGGAAGAGATTAACGACTTCGTACTCTGTTTAAAGTACTATACTGATAACATGGTACCGGTAAGGGTAATCAATTCCCCTTATACGGATATCACTCCTGGTTTTCTAGATGAGAATGTAGTGGGTTTCTTTACCTACGATTGGTACGATTGGTTACTGTACCATTGGGTACCTCTATCTAAACACAGACTTGATTCGGTTGTGATGATGGTGCCTAAGGTCTTTCCTCTCTCTAGAAAAGAAGCTGCTGACCAGATTAGGCAGATTGAACAGGAGAGTAAAGACTTACTCTTACCCAGTGATGGAATTGATGAATTGTTAGAAGAGATGGGTAGTAAAGAGGTACTGATGGAAAAGCTATTCAGTCTACTGATAGGCTTTACCTTTGTGGATACTCGAGAATTCTGTATTGTACTACCAGATGACTTTGTACTACCTGCTCCTGAAAACAAATAAGACAACGCTACTCTCTACTCCCATTTAGAGGAGTAGAGAGTAGTGTCTATCTAACGAATCGTTAGTAGTGGGTCTATTTTCACTCTATATTGAGTTTTTAGTACGAAAGTACAGAATGAGCGTAATTCGCTCTATTTTGCGATTATACGCGATTTAATGTAAAATGGTACAAAGGTATTACTGTATAGTCTAATCGCTTTCTAAGAGCTTCTATGGCCCAGCAATTGCTATTTACTGCTAAATCTCTTAATGGGGTTCACCACTTTCACCCGCCGAGCAGGTGTGGTGATGATGCATCAGTGATATACCACCGGCTTTGTGATCTTCAGTAGAAGTAATGCTACCAATCTGGTTAATATCACCAGTAATCGTAAAGCCACTACCACCACTACCAGGACTACCCGTAATCCCACCAGTAATATTGTAGTTACCTAACTGAGAATGTACAGGGGTTTCGGTATTCCAACCAGCTGAGTAGTTGCCTGTCTTATTGGTAGATTTCTCACTAATGGTAGAATCCGCTACTGTACTCATGTTATCGCAACCAATATTGATATTACGCTTATTGATTTCGATAAAAGCACCATCGGTAGTCTGTAAACGGATAATGTGGTTCTTAGAATCAATTTTAATCATGTTGTCAATATCATCTTTCAGGACAATGAATCCTTCTTTGGCATTGACATTGATGTCGTAAGCCCATTGTTCTCCATCTGACTTAGTCGTGTGGATGAGATTGACTTCTTTTCTTAATGTAGAAACACCTTGAGTCCAAGTAGCATTAGGGTCTTTAGTGTGGTCTACACTTTCGTTCTTGGTATTAGAGTAACCATAGACACGTTCTTCTAACTTCTGGTAATTGTCCGTATTAGTCGTGGTAGACCAATAGAAGTAATCTGTATTGGCTTGACGCCACAGCATCACCTTAGCACCACGTCTGACATTAGGTGGTGTCATGAGGTTAGGGTCTTGACAATACCACTTAGCTTTAATCGCATTAGAGGTGCTGATTTTCACTGAGGAAGTACGACCAAAGGAATCCGTAATGGTTTGGCTAGTCTCCTCCATAGCGTCGATGACTTCACCATCTCGCATGGGTAGAATAGATTGTGGATAAACCGTTAAGATATCCGTACCTAATTCTAAGTTAACAGCAGCGATCCCCAATGAATAAGGAGTAAGGTTGTTTAATTCAGCCATAGTGGTTTACTCGCCACCTTTGAGTTGTTCGAGTACTTCGGCTTCACTAAGCTGCTCTGTACCGACTACTAACTCATCGTCGTTAATCTCACGAGAGGCATTCGGTAACTCGATATCCATGTCTCTTCTTATTTCAGGATTAACACTGGGTGTATTAATCGGACGACCAATGACTTCACTAACAATAGCAGCCACCAGGTCTTTAGAAGCATTATTGGATTCCTCATCTACCGCTAGACGAGCCTGAGCAATCACGACTTTATCATTATCAGCCATGGCCTTTAATGCGACATTAATCATGTCTTTATCTGCCAAGATATTGTCCTGAGCCAGAATACCTCGAGCAATCAATTGCCTTAACTTAGTATTCTCGTCCAGGATACCTTGTCTATCGTGTTTAGAAACACTACCATTCACGGAGAATGCTTCGATTCCCAGTGGTGGTCTACTGCTTTTAGCAGTAGCATGATCTTCGATAAACTGTTCCATCTTTAATGTTCCTTCTAACACCTATATTCTAGAAGATTATAGGGCTATATTATTGAAGTGATAAGAGACGTGATTTTGAAAAGAATAGAATCATTTCAAAAACTCACGTATTCTAATGTATCTATTCAAAGAAATGTACGTAAATACGAGCGTTTCCAAATTGGAGTATTATTCAAATGCCGAATCTATTAAACAAAATCAGCTCTTTTCTCTCTAGTAGTAAAGAGAAGATAAAAGAAACATTAAGAGACCATGAAAAGGAAATGGTCGAAAACCACTTAGCTAATATCGCTTTATTTAAAGAAAATGATAGTGATATTACGACTGAAGAAATGGCCGATAGCTTACTGTGGTATTTTCAAAACCAGTTAGAAAGAATAGACTATCTGGGAGATGAAATCCCTAATACCTACTTCATGGAGTACGAAGAACAGGTATATGGATTAAAATACAGAGAGAACACTTACCTCACGGTAGAAGAACAAACCAGACTGAATACCTATCTTAAGTCACTAGACCTAAGAGATGTTGCTCGAGTATTCATGGTGAGTGTTACTGACAATTATTATACTTTAAGGAAGTACCTTAGGTATAATGCGAGGGGTACCGATAAGGAGATTTTATCGAATTATCTGGTATCGGTTATCAACCTACTAAAGGAAGTAAAGCGCCGAGAGGCGTATGCCGTATTAACCCGTATAAGGTTTGCTATCCTAGTAGCCTTATCGGTTAATGAAGTGGTAGATGAATTGGTCATTTACCGTAATTAGTATATCCTCCATCGATAAGGTGGAGCCAATGTTGAATCTAAAACTAAAGGAATCTAACGATGAGCATTAAAGAAAACTTACAATTGACTGGGTTTAGAAAGATCACTGAATCCAAGGATGGTGCTATGCAGGACATCCCTGCCACTTGGGGTGGGGTACTGGCAGCACTCTTGCGGAAGATTGTGAAAGACCGTTACGACGGTAAGGGTAAAGTAGACTGCCCTCAGTTCGAGGATGAGAAAATCACCTTCACCCAAATGGAGGAGATCATTGAATCGACTCTGCAGAAGTACAACAACAACACTCTTTCTCGTAATGACTTGAATGCCGAGCGTTCACGTCTCCTGAAAGAGTTCTCTCGAGATTTTATCTCAGTGAAAGTACTGGGTGAGTTTCTGCACATTCTGGATTTAGAGTGGGTAGATATCTCTATCAGTATGCAGCGTAAATCAGGTACAGTAAAGTCCTATACTTACCACATCGGTAACATGGGTGTTAGCGACAATGTTGTGCCTGACCTGACTCCTGAATACATCAAGAAGTCAGGAATCCATGATGAAGTGCACAAAGCCCCTGAATCCAACCTGGCTAACTACCACGAGAAACGCAACAATTCTCGTCGTCCACGCTGCCGTGATACAGAAGGAGCTGAGCAAGAGTAACAACAGGGGGCAACATGAATGACAATCTTCAGCGTTATCCGAAGATGAAGAAGGTGGATTTGAGTAATATCAACCCCAGTCTAGACGGGGTAGATCACACTCGAATTGACAAAGTAGCCAATACCCTTTTAGGTAGAAACCTAACCATTGAATCACATCGCGTGTTTCATCACCCGCAATACGGCTCATTCGTATCGGTATACACCTCTATCCAGTGGTATAAGCTGAAAGAGAAGAATGACAAGATTAGGGAGATGAATGGTAATGAGTTGAGGGATTACCTATCGGAATTGGCTAAAGGGAAAGAAGAGAGTATCTTCAATGAGAAATACGTATCCGATGCAATCATGGAAACCTTTCTCTATTATTCGATTCTATCCTCGCCACCTCTATTAGAACTCTTCTTGAAGAACGATAAGCCGTTTGTGGCTTATTACATTGACGAGAAAGGTAAGTTCAAAATGCGGGATAAACAAATGACTCGTGTGTTGAACAAACTGAAACCTAAGTTAGTGGAATCTTCTCAATTAGAGAAATAAGCTACTCCTCTCTACTCCCCGTAATGGAGAGTAGAGAGGGTATACCTATTACTTACTTTTTTAAATCGTAATATTGGCTTTAAATTCAGAAGGCGTAACCAATGACTTTACTGGTTTAGTCTTATTACCCATGAACTCAGAGAAGTCTTTTCTCAATTCAGTATCGTGATTAGTCGATGTCTGTTTAAAGACTGAGGTCAATAGTAACAATACTTCGTTCTTATCGTCGGTATAATTGTAATGCAGAATACCGGAAGTATCAGTATCCTTCAAGTAAGCTTTACTAGCCAGATTGATTGTAGCAATCTTCTTGAAGTCTTGAGAAGCATCCATAAAGGGTTTTAGATTAAATCCTTTACGGGAAGGATTGTTTCTGTCTACCCAGAGGAATTCACCTCCTCTAAATGCTTTAATCACTTTCATGATTAAGGTATAGTTCTCTTGTGGTGTTCTCTGTCGATTGAATACGGTATTGTTACTGTACTCTTTTAGCATCTTGCTAATCACATCACCACTCACTTTCTCCATTCTCAATGGATCAGAGTGAGCAATGGCCGCTAACATGGTTTCGTAATCACCGTTCTTAGCTAATTCTGGTAATAGAGTAGAAGCAATGTCCGTACCCATATTCCAGCTATTGTTTTCAGCTGAATTGGTTTTAGGATTCCATTCCTGCACTAACTTCTTCCATTCGTCTTTTAGAGCAATACCAGCCTTAGAGTATTCGGAGATAATCCCTGTTACAGCAGCTTGTATTGCCTGGATGTCTTTAATGACCGGTAGCTCTACCCCTAAGATACTCTTAGCTAATGCTTGAGCGCCATCTAACACATTAAGATTACCGCTCTTAATCTGTTTATAGGTGTCAGCTGCTTTTACACCCATTTGGGCAGCAGCTTGTATCTTATCAATAATGCTGGGGTCCATACCCATTTTCTGCATAGCAGACTTAGCACCTGGTGCTAGGTTACCTACTGCATCTAGGATGTTACCGCTCTTTACCTTTTCTCCAATCTCTCTTGCTTTAGAGATGTAACCAGTAATCTTACTGAGCATACCCACACCACCTTTTAAGGAGGAGCTAATATCTCCCAGACTCATGGTGGTACTGAACTTATAGAGCGAGTTAATGGTAGAAGAGAGTTCTGCTTCGTAAGCATCTTTAGTTTGTAGGTTCTTGTCCTCTACCGAGTTAAATACGGTTACTTTCTTGTCTTTCTCACTATTGGCACCTGCAATAGTGGCTGATTTCCCTTTTCCTTTAGCTTTCCCTAAAGCACCTTTAGCAGGGATAGGGGAACGTTTGTTCTTAGCCATGTAAACATACTCCTGTTTATTTCAAATAGCTGGATAATCTAATTTCACAAATAAACCTACTAGCTAGTGAGTTAAACGTTTTCTCTGACTATACTATTCTACTAACTATTTCTATCATTTCGGAGGTAGACCATGGCGGCAGATAGAAACTCTGCTAAATTTAACGATAAGAACTGGGTAAGAGACCTGTTCTTAGTCGGGAAAGAAGACTTAGACGGTATTCCGATTGAAATGCGTACTTGGTCTTCAGCTGACTTTAAATTCCAAGATACTGGACTAGGGGGCTCTTTAGTGATTAACCCTTTACCTCAACCTAACTACTTCAGTGACCCTTTAAATCCCAATAGCTTTATGGCAGGTAAAGGGATGGATGGTTTAGGTCCTTACTTTAGTGAAACCTACGATGATAATTATCGGGTGGTATCATTTAGAGCAGGTACCATGGCATTTAACTCATTAACCGGTTTCTTGTTTGGTATGTATTCACCTGCGGGTGCTTCTCTGGCTAATAAAGGTAGGGGTGCTGATTTCATGTTTATACAAGCTGCCTCCCAAGTATTAGCTGGTGCTGTTCGTTTGGTGGCTTTACCATTTATCCTAGTAGGATTAGTAGGTAAAGCATTAAACTTTTTCATGAAAAAGCCTAGTGGTCGTTATGCTTACTTGAAACCAGCTATGCCTTTATACTGGACAGCAGTACAAACCATTGTTAACCACTTCATGGTGAACCTAGGTTTGCTTTATCCTTCACCACCACTCGATATCAATAATAAAGGAATTGAGGACGCTGGCGTAGAGTTACCAAAACCTACATCTGCAGCGGAATACAACCACCTCACTTCTTTATTTCCTGATATTGCTGATGCATTGGGAATGCACCAAGGTGGTGTTCAGTTAGACGTGTTCAAAGTGGCTACTAGAGCTCAACGTTTAGCCCATACTAGACGAGAGTTTCTTACCAATGAACTCGCTATCAGTAAAGCCTCCATGAACAACCTGCTGAATAAGATTTACACCAGTAGGTCAGGCGGTAGAGAAGGGATGAGTTTATCTGGCTATATCCAAAATTACCTAGCGGCCGCTCCTTATAAAATGCTTTCTGGTGATCCTGAGAAAGATAAAGGAGCTGCAGGAGCCGAAGGTAGTAAGGCAGCTCAATCTGATTCAGCTGACGCCCCTACTGAAGAAGAGTTTAATAACCCTGGATTTAAAACACTACTGGAATCTGAATTAAGGGACGGTGGTGCTTTTGTCTCCTTTAGGGTAGATGATACTGGTTCAGTATCGGAATCCTTCTCTAATAACTTTAAACCTTCTTCTCTGGCTGAGAAGATTAACTCAGCAGCTGCTTCCTCTCGTTCTACGATGTTCAATCTAGCTCATGGTAACATAGGCGACAGCATTCCTGCCGAGTTAGTAGAGACCATGATAGGTGGGGTAAAGAGTTTATTCGAAAATACGGTTTCAGCTATTGGTTTAGAAGGTCTTCTGATTATGGGCGGCGGCGGTACGCTAGACATGCCAAAATACTGGGAGTCTAGCGAAGCACAACAACCTAAACCAGGTTACTCATTCACTCTAACTTCCCGTTATGCCAATAGAAGAAGTGCCTTGAATGACATTTTCATCCCTCTAGCCTGTATCATGGCTCTAGCACTACCGTTGTCTACAGGTAAACACTCCCATTCTAACCCATTCTACTTGGAGTTCTACGACAAGGGCAGAATGCAGACTCGATTGGGTGCTATTGATTCACTTTCCATTAGTCGTGGTGACGGTACCATGGGATTTACTCCTGATGGACATGTGATGTCTATTACGGTAAACTTCAGTATTGTACCTATGGAAGAAACCATTGCGATGCCGATATCGGAAGCATTCAATGTAAAAAACACTATGTTTAACATGATTGGTGCTACCTTGGTAGGTGGGATACCTGCTGGCGGTGCCACCGCCGCGTTGAATGTTGCTCTAGGTATGGCTAATGACCTATTCGATGACGATACACCGTTTATGGATTACCTAGCGGTATTGTCTGGTTTAGGTTTAAATGAGCAGATTTACTTGTCTGATAAACTGAAACGTAGACTGCGTACTAGTGTGGCTAACATCCAAAGTAGCTTTAGTGTGGCTAGAATGGCCTCATTTACTGCGGATACCATGCCAGGACAAGTCTTTGCAGCATTCGCTAATAAGCGCACTGAGCGCTAATCAGCGAGGTCTATTTGTAATAGACGAGCTAACAAGAGAAC